CACCTACAGTTGAGGCTGCCGCAGTTGAAGCTGCTCGCCCTACTGTTACAGCAATGGCCTATTCAAAGCCACGCATTGAAATCACAGCAGGTAAGTACGCTGAGAACACAATTCGTGCAGCATTAGGTGATGAATCAGCTCGTCAATACATCGCAGCAGCAGATAACACAACCGACAACGCTGGTCTAGTACCAACTCGTCAACTATCTGAAATCATCAACCCACTCGGAACTACAATCCGCCCATCAATCGATGCGATCTCTCGTGGAGTGCTTCCAGATGCCGGTATGACTTTCGAGATCCCAAAGATCACAGCAATGCCTACAGTTGCAGTTGCAGCAGAAGATGCAGCATTCTCTAACACAGATCAGAACTCTGCATTCCTAAGCGTAAGCGTTGCAAAGTACGCAGGACAACAGGTATTCTCAGTAGAATTGCTAGATCGTACATCTCCAGCATTCTTTGATGAACTTGTTCGCAACATGGCAGCAGCCTACGCCAAGTCAACTAACGCAGCAGTTAACGCTGCACTCATCTCAGGTGCAACACTAGACGCAACTACAGTCGCAACGTATCCAACAGCAGCCGAGCTTCTCGGTATTGTTGCTCGCGGCTCAGCTTCTGTCTATGGCGCAACAGCAGGACTTCCAAATCCATTCGCTCGTAACATGGTTGTTTCAACTGGACAATGGTCAAACATCATGACATTGAACGATTCAGGACGTCCTATCTACAACGCTTCACAGCCACAAAACGCTGGCGGCGTTGTAACACCTACATCACTTACAGGTAACGTTGCAGGACTTAACCTTTACGTTGATCCTGAAAATGCTGGCGATGGCGATGGAACAATTCTTATCGTTAACCCAGATGCTTACACATGGTACGAGAGCCCAACATATCGCCTACGCGCAGAATCAACAGCCGCAGGTCAGATCACTATTGGCTACTACGGCTATGGTGCTATCGCGACTAAGGTCGGCGCTGGCGCATTCAAGAACAACAAGGCGTAAGCCTATTTAAGTCGCTGGCTGGGTAGTGCCCTTCTACCCAGCCAGTCTTTAGAAAGGATCAGAGCATGGCATTGACAACAGTTGCAGAGCTACGCACCGCCCTAGGCGTTGGCACTCTCTACACCGATGCAGTCTTGCAATCTGTCTGCGACGCAGCAGATAACGTACTCTTGCCCTTTCTATGGAAGAACCAACAATACATAATTGCTCACGGCAATACCGGCACAGTTGGCACTCTCTACTTTGATCAAGATATTCGCGAATACTTTTATGTCGGCCAATCAGTAACAATTTCTGGCGCTGGCACTAAGTACAATGGCACAAAGACAATTACAGGCGTTGACACTCGATCATTTAATGTCACTACGACTCACACAAGCGACAACCCACGCCACACAGTTGAGCCTTATGGAATCGCAGCAGTTGAAACTTATACAGATTACACAACAGTCCCAGCAATCCAGGAAGCATCTTTGATGATCAGCATTGCTATCTGGCAAGCGCGCCAAGCGCCAAGCGGTCAAGGAATGACAGTTGATGGATTTGCACCTAGCCCGTTCACAATGTCTAACACTTTGCTCGCTCGTGTTCGCGGCTTGCTTGCGCCTTACTTAGATCCGCGCTCGATGGTTGGCTAACCATGGCAGCGATCTCAACACTTCGCGGCACTATTGCAGCGGCTCTAGTCGATAACACTAAATACTCAGTATTCTCATTCCCACCAGCTACGCCTATCGTCAACAGCGTAGTGATTTCACCGGCTGATCCTTATGTGACTCCAAATAACAATGGCTATAACACTATCGCGCCGCTTGCTAATTTTAATATAAATATATTCGTGCCTTTACTAGATAACGAAGGCAATCTAAATGGAATTGAGGAGATGCTAGTAGCTGTGTTTAACAAACTGGCAGCATCCTCTATCGTCTATAATGTGGGAGATGTGAGCGCGCCTAGCGTTCTCTCTGCCGCAACAGGCGATCTACTGACTTGCTCCCTGCAAGTCTCAGTTCTAACGAGTTGGAGTTAACCATGAATGAATGGGAAAAAGAACAAGCAGAGTTCCTGATCAAGATTGGTCAGACTCCTGTAGCACCAGCACCTAAACCAGCAACTAAGAAAGATGAGGAATAACCAAAATGGCAGTATTTCTAAATAACGGAGTAGTGGTTACTGTTAACTCGGTTGACCTCTCTAACCATGTCACTTCAGTTACACTAAACAGAACCTTCGATGAACTCGAAGTTACAGCAATGGGCGATAGTGGCCACAAGTTCGTTAAGGGCTTAGAAGCATCATCTCTTACTCTTGACTTCTTAAACGATACAGCTTCTGCAAATGTCCTTGCGACACTTCAGGCTGCTTGGGGAACTTCAGTAACAGTAACCTTAAAGCAGACTTCAGCCGTTACATCAGCGACTAACCCACTTTACACAATGACTTGCCTAGTCAACAACACAACCGATATCAACGGCGCAGTTGCAGACCTTGGCACTCAATCAGTAACCTGGACAGTCAACGGCACGGTAGCAATCACAACTTCCTGATTAACTAACTAAGGGGCAAACAATGGCAAAACTAAAGGTAACAAGGGCAGACGGAAGCGTTAACGAGTACCAGATCACACCAGCGATCGAGTACGCCTTCGAGCAGTATGCAAAGAAGGGTTTCCACAAAGCCTTTAGAGATGACGAAAAGCAGACCGATGTATATTGGCTCTGCTGGGAAGCAATCCGTCGGTCGGGTGAAACCGTTAAACCCTTCGGAGAGTCTTTTCTAGATACATTGACGCGAGTCGAGGTTCTAGACGATGACCCTTTGGAGTAACGCGGGAGTCCTTCACCTATCTTGTAGCGAGACTATCGCTTGAGACAGGACTCTCGCCCCAAACTTTAATCGAACTAGATCACACAATGTTTAGGACTTTAATACAAGCCCTAAAGGACAGAGCGAAGGAGCAAGCGGATGCCAACAAGCGTCAAAGGCGCAACTAACCTTCGCAAGGCTCTAAAGCAATTTACGCCTGATCTAGCGAAAGAAACTACTAAAGAGATTGGCAACTTTCTCAAGCCAGTAGTCAAGAACGCTCGCGGGTTCATTCCTGCTAACAATCAGATCCCTAGTGGATGGCTAGTTGGTAATCAAAAGGGTAAATGGGAACGCGTAGCCTTTGACGCAGCTGTCGCTCGACGCGGTATTGGATATAAGACAACTCCTAGCAAGCCTAATCGTTCTGGCTTCAAGTCTTTAGTATCTATCCTTAACAAGACCGCTGCCGGTGCAATCTATGAAACCGCAGGTCGCAAGTCTGGCATCGATGGTCGCTTTACTCCAAGATTGCCAGGTCAACTAGCTGGGCCAAATCAAAAGAGCCAAGGTCGAGCAATGTTTAAAGCCTGGCAACAAGATCAAGGCAAGGCTAAAGGCGCTGTACTTCAGGCTATCTTTAACTCAGCCGCTAAGTTTAATGCAAGAACAGGTGGCAAATAATGGCTGATCTAAGAATTGATATTGCATCCGAGTTCGTAGGTGCTAAAGCCTTTAAGCAAGCCGATAACGCTACTTCTGCTCTAAGCAAGCAAGTTACTAGGCTTGCTAAGTCCTATCTCAGTCTAGTCGGCGCTCAAAAATTGGCCCGCAGCTCATTCGATGCAGTTAAAGCCTTTGCAGCAGATGACAAAGCCGCTCAACTTTTAACTCGATCATTAGATAACTTAGGCTTAGCCTTTGCAGATCCTTCAGTCCGATCATTCATTTCAGAACTAGAAAAAACCTTTGGCGTACTCGATGACCAACTTCGCCCAGCATTCCAGCGTTTGCTTACAACTACTGGAGATGTAGCAAAGAGCCAATCATTACTTCGCACAGCACTAAATTTGTCTGCCGCAACTGGGATAGATGTCGTAACCGTTTCAGGTGATTTGAGCAAGGGTTATGTAGGGCAGACTCGCGCACTTGCTAAATATGGCCTAGGGCTAACTCAGGCACAGTTAAAAGCTATGTCCTTTGAGGAAGTTCAACAACGCATTAACATTCTATTCGGTGGCCAGGCTCAACTAGCAGCTGATAGTTATTCTGGATCGCTTGATAAGTTAGCGGTTGCATCTGCAAATGCGCAAGAAGCAATCGGGCGCGGCCTAGTCGATGCCCTGTCAGTTCTTGGCGGTGGCGGAGAAGGTGGCTTAGCAAACATCATTAACCTAATTGATAAAGCATCATCAGGACTCGAAACCTTTATCCGTCGCTTTGGTGTAGGACTTGCTCAGGCTAAGGCTTTGCTTTCTGGAAACATTTCGCAGTTCGTTTCTATTGGTCAGGCAGAAGCCAATCGAGGCAAAATCGCCTCAGGCATTACTCCAGCAATTCAAGCAGAACTCAAAAAAGCAGCAATCGAAAAGGCTTCCCTTAAAACAAAGGTTGCTCTAACCAAAACAACTAAAGAACAAACCAAAGCCATCAAAGAACAAACAGCGCTACAAAAGGCTGGCACTTTATTTGATGTTGAACAAACTCAAATAATTGCAGCCCTTAAAGGCCAGATCAGCGAGGATGAACGCAGACGCTTAGAACTGCAACTAGCACTTCTCACCGGCAACACAAAAGAAGCCTCAAAACTTGTTGGTGAAATTGGTAAGGCTCAAGGATTAACCTCTGGACTAATTGCTTATTTACAGAACTTGCCAAATGCTAAGAATCCTTTCGCTGCCTGGGCTGCTTACCTCGATGCTATTGAGGCGCAGGTTATGAAAATTGCACTTAGCGGAACTCCAAGCGGAATTACTAATGTTGCTCCAATAATGCCTAACTCTATAGCTGACTTCTTGCCTATTCCTGGCAGTTCTCAAGTTTATCCAGGAGACTTTGGAAATG